ACATGTATGTGTGAATGTGCGATATGCGAACATGAAGAAACTGACAAAGACAGTACCACCTAAGAAAGGGCCTCAATCACAGGGGTTGAAAATTAATTATAAAAATATACAAATAGTTAAGACAAAGAAAAAAGGATAATCTTAACTATGAAACACACCTACTTCAATATACCGGGGTGGTTCAATTACTCAGAATCTTATGACGTTATTGTAGATAAAATTCCAGACGATGGAGTTATTGTAGAAATTGGATCTTTTCTTGGTAGATCAACACATTATTTGGCAACATCATTATTTAATGCAAATAAATTTGACGTGAAAATTTATTGTATCGATACTTTTGAAGGCTCTTCAGAACATGCAAACATAAAACTACCGAAAGATTTTCTTTTTATGTTTAAAGAAAATTTAAAATTTTTTACAGGAAGAGATATGGTCATACCCATACAAAGTCGATCAGATAATCCTGATACATTAGCAAAGTTTGAGAAAGAATCAGTGGACTATATAATGGTTGACGGTGCACATGAGTATGATGCTGTCAAAGAGGATATAGTTAATTGGTGGCCAAAACTTAAAAGCACTGGTGTGATGTTTGGTGACGATTACTCTTTAAAAGCAGTTGAGGTAGCAGTAAAAGAAGGCTTAGCTGAGTGTAAACATAGAGCATATGGTGTTAACAAAGGCTTTGAACAAACATGGTATTGTGCAAAAGACGGTGAAAACATTAACTTAGAAAAACAAATACCAGGAGTTAATACCTTAATATGAGTGTATTTGTAATTCATAATTATCAAAAAGAATTAAAAATAATAAAAGAACAATTACATGAACATTTGACACAAGGGGTTGAAAACTTTGAAGATTATAAGTATATTCAAGGAAAGTTACATATGCTTGACATATGCCAACAGGAACTTTCTCGCCTGCTGGATAAAGAGGAGAAAATAGATGACTAGTAAAACATTTACTATACCAAAAGAAATAAAAGAAAAATTTGAAAACCCCAAAAGTGCAATTACTGCACCTACTAAAGAAGTAGAAAAACTTCCTAAACCCGTTGGTTGGAGATTATTAGTATTACCATTTAAAGCGTCAGAAAAGACAAAAGGTGGTGTTATTCTTACTGACAAAACAATGGAAGAATCACAACTTACAGCTACCGTAGCAATGGTATTAGCTGTGGGAGATGATGCTTATCAAGATAAAGAAAAGTTTCCTAATGGTCCTTGGTGTAAACAAGGAGATTGGGTCGTGTTTGGCAGATACGCTGGTTCAAGAATAAGAATAGATGGAGGAGAGGTAAGATTATTAAATGATGATGAGATACTCGGAACAGTTGATAATCCAGAGGACATATTAACAATACTATAACATGGGAGGTACCATGCAAACAGAACTTGAAACTGCAAAAAACGAAAAGCTCGTAGATCTTGATGTATCAGGACAAGGCGCTGAAGTTGAGCTAGAAGATAAGTCACACGGCACAGTAAAACCTGAAACTTATGAAGAAGTAAAAACAGAAGAAAAAGATCCGCTTCAACCAAAGGTTGAAGTTGAAGAAGAGAAACAATCTGAAGAAATGGATCAGTATTCTGACAAAGTTAAAAAAAGAATTGACAAACTTACATACAAAATAAGAGAAGCTGAAAGAGAAAGAGAAGCAGCGCTTCAGTTTGCACAGAATGTTCAAAAAGAACTTACTGATGCAAAACAAAAAACTTATGACATTGACAAAGGTTATATGTCAGAAAGTGAAGTGCGAAATAAAATGGCTGCTGACCTTGCAAGACAAACTCTTATCTCTGCTAGAGAAGCAGGCGATTATAACAAAGAGGAAGAAGCAAGAGCAGCTCTTACAAAACTTGATCTTGAAGCTGAAAGAATAAGAGTTACTAAATCAAAAAAAGAACAAGAATACGAGAACTACCAAAAAGAGTTAGAACAATCTCAACAAGCACCTGCTCAACCACAAGCTAGGCCACAGCCATCACAAAAAGCGATTGACTGGGCAGCTAACAATAAATGGTTTAGATCAGACGAGGAGATGACAGATTATGCTCAACGTATTCATAGAGGTTTAGTAGCAGAAGGATTTGACACAGAATCAGATGATTACTATAATGAATTAACTGTAAGAGTTAAAAACAAGTTTCCAGAGTCTTTTGAAGGCTCGGATCAGGCTACCAGAAGCGCTAAAATCGCCCAACCAGTCGCTTCTGCATCAAGGTCTGCAACCAGTGGGCGCAAATCTGTTAGGTTAAGTCCTAGTCAGGTAAAAATAGCAAACAAACTAGGGGTTCCTCTAGCTGAGTATGCTAAGTACGTTTAGGAGGTACAACATGACAGATATAAAAACACCAAGAAGTGCACAAACAAGGGTGACTGAGGAAAGAAGAAAACCTTGGGCACCACCGTCTCAGTTAGACGCACCACCATGTCCTGATGGATATAAGCAAAGATGGCTTCGATTACGTATTAATGGAGCAGATGATACTAAAAATATCAATGCTCGACTCAGAGAAGGCTGGGAATTAGTGAGAGCTGATTCACATACAGATGGTCTCTACTCTGCATACAACGGAAGTATCAAAGCTTATGAGGGTGTCATCAGTGTTGGTGACTTGCTATTGGCAAGAATGCCAGTGGAAACTGTAAATGAGCGTAATGCTTATTACAAGAATAAGGTCGATCAACAGACCGAAGCTTGGGAAACAGATCCACTACGAGAACAACATCCTAGTATGCCTATCAATGCAGATAGGCAGAGCAAAGTGACTTTTGGCGGTTCTAAAAAGGACAGCTAAGTCACACTAAAACTAAAGGAGATGAACTATGGCAAATCAAGCTGGATATTTCGGATTTAAGCCCGTTAAAATGCTAGGTGCTGCGTACAATGGTCAAGGCCAAACACAGTACACAATTGCAAATAACGAGGCATCCGCAATATATCAAGGCGACCCAGTTATACTGGTAGCTAACGGTGCTATTGATGTCGGTTCAACTGCTGGTGCTGAAATCTTAGGTATTTTTAATGGTTGCTTTTATACAGACCCAACGACTGGTAAGCCGACCTTTTCTAATCATTACCCAGGTAGCATCGCAGCTGCTGATATCGTGGCGAATGTCATTGACGACCCAAACGTAGTTTACGAGGTCAAAGTCGATGATACTAACGGCGGTCAAGCGCAAGTAGGTACAAACTGCAACATTGCAACATACAGTGCAGGTTCCAATATTGATGGAATCTCAAACGTTGTTATTGATGGTAGCACTTTCACTACAAACGCAGGCGCTAATTTTAGAGTTGTTGGTTTATCAACCGACGTGGAGAATAGTGATTACACTGCCGCAAATGCGTCTATCCATGTTAAGATAAACTTAAACTCATTAACAGACACAACAGGCGTATAGGAGGTTAAACTATGGCTATATCTAGAAGTCAACTCGTTAAAGAGTTAGAGCCGGGTTTAAATGCACTATTTGGCCTGGAGTACGGACGTTATGATGCTGAACACACTGAAATCTTTGAAACAGAAAACTCTGATCGAGCATTCGAAGAAGAGGTAATGTTATCAGGTTTCGGCAATGCGAGAGTTAAATCTGAAGGCGGATCTATCATTTATGATAACGCTACAGAAACTTTCACAGCACGTTACACACATGAAACAATTGCACTTGGTTTTGCAATCACTGAAGAAGCTGTTGAAGATAATCTTTACGACAGAATCTCAGCAAGATACACAAAAGCACTTGCACGTTCCATGGCAAACACAAAGCAAGTTAAGGCTGCTAACGTATTAAACAATGCGTTTGATCCTAACTTTGCTGGTGGTGACGGTGTTGAACTTTGTTCTGCAGTACACCCAATCGTAGCAGGAACTTTTTCAAACGAATTAGCAACTGCTGCTGACTTAAACGAAACATCTTTGGAACAGGCGTTAATTGATATCGCTGCATTCACAGATGAAAGAGGTATGCTTATCTCAACACAGGGAAGAAAACTTATCATTCCTTCTGAGTTACAGTTCGTAGCTGACAGACTTATGGCTTCAGCAAATAGAACTGCAACAGCAGACAATGATATCAATGCACTTAGAAATATGGGCATGATTCCTGAGGGATATACAGTAAACCACTATTTAGTGGATTCTGATGCTTTCTTCATCAAGACTGACATTCCAAATGGTTTCAAGTTATTCCAAAGATCCCCAATTAGAACATCTATGGAAGGTGACTTTGATACTGGTAACGTAAGATACAAAGCTAGAGAGAGATACTCATTCGGTTTCTCAGATCCTAGATGTGTATTTGGTTCTCCAGGTGCTGCATAAGCATTAACCGATAATTAATTAAGAAGGGCGTATGTCTTTGACTGCGCCCTTTTTTTATGTCAAAATATAACTTTATTAACCCTATGACCCTTCGGGGACTATTTACAAAAAGGAGATAGACATGGGAACAACTACATTTTCTGGCCCAATTAAAGCTGGAACAGTAAGAGAGGGTGCTAGCGCTAACGCAGGTTTCACTCTTATGGCACAATCAGCAGTAATTGATATTATTGGTGCTACAAACACAACAACAATTGGTATCGTACCAGCAAATTCACAAATCGTAGATGCTATACTTAATGTAACAACTGTATCAAACGACGGTGGAACTGGTGTAGTGCAAATCGGAACAACAGCTGATCCAAACGCTTTTATGTCAGACACAAACGTTAAAGCATTAGGTGTAACACACACTGGAGGTACAACCTCAGCAGCTAACGATGTTGGTACAAGTGATGTAACCTTAACCGCAACCTATACAGCAGGTAATGGTGATGGAACAACAGGTGTTGCTACAGTAACTATACTTTATGTTCAGAACAATAACTTAGCGTAGGAGTAAATTATGATAGGTACAAGTTCAGCAAAAGTTACTGCTACAGGTAATGTAACTACAAGACCAGCAAGGCTTATTGCTATTCATGCTGTTTGCGCAGGATCTGCAGGAAGTATAGTACTCAAAGATTCCAGCACTGGAAGTACCTTATTTGATATTGATACTCCAGGTAGCGCTACCGCAGTAATTGAAACATACATTGGTGATGAGGGCATGAGATTTTCAACTCAAATACATGCAACACTTACAAATGTAACGTCTCTTACTTGCTTCTTTGCATAATGGCAGACAAACAACCACCAAAAACTAAAAAATATTTCCGCTCCACTAAAACTGGGGCGGGAATGACCAAAGCAGGTGTTGCTCGTTACAGAGCAGAAAACCCTGGTTCTAAATTAAAAACAGCAGTCACAGGTAAGGTTAAGAAAGGTAGTAAAGCTGCAAAAAGAAGAAAGTCGTTCTGTGCTAGAAGTGCAGGACAAATGAAAAAGTTTCCAAAAGCCGCTAAAGATCCAAATTCTAGATTAAGACAAGCAAGAAA